GCAGGCCGGGGACTGGGACGCGCTGGAAAAATTGACGAATGTGCAGTGTCGGCTAGGCATCAGGCTGCGCATAGTGCCAAGCACCCGCATCGGCAAACGGAAGAATGCCGTGATGGCGCGCAATCACGTTGCAGAAATTGCCATCCCCAAATCCCCTTGGGATCAATGACGCGCCGTAAACAGAAAGAATCCTGCGCCGAGCGCAACATCGCGTGGTGTGAAAAGTATTTGCGCATTCCGGAAGGCAAGCACGTCGGCAAGCCATTGAAGATGGCAGAATTCATGAAGGAGGACTTCCGCGCCATCTATGACAATCCGCATGGCACGCGCAGGGCGATCATCTCACGCGGTCGCAAGAACGCGAAGTCGTTTGAAGCGGCGGCGATTCTGCTTCTGCATCTGTGCGGCAGGGAAGCCCTGCGCAACAGTCATCTGCATAGTGCTGCACTATCGCGTGACCAAGCGGCGCTGATTTTCAACCTTGCAACCAAGATGGTTAGAATGAATGAGGCGTTGAACAACGTCATCATGGTCAGGGAAACCAAGAAAGAACTTTTCTGTCCGGAGCTGGGCATCGTCTATCGCGCCTTGTCCGCAGACGTCGGCACCAACTTCGGCTTGTCCCCGGCATTGATCATCCACGATGAGCTTGGGCAGGTCCGTGGTGCAAGAAGCCCTCTGTACGAAGCGCTGGAAACCGCCACCGCCGCGCAAGAGAATCCGTTGACGATTATCATCAGTACACAAGCCCCGACGGACGCCGATCTCTTATCGGTCCTCATTGATGACGCCAAGGCTGGGCATGATCCGCATACCGTGCTGCGCATTGACGCGGCGGACGCCGACGATGATCCATTCGCCGTCGCAACCATCGAAAAGGCAAATCCGGCGCTGAACGTTTTCATGAATAAAAAAGAAGTGCTCAGCATGGCGCACGACGCCAAGCGCATGCCGTCCAGAGAGTCTGAGTACAGAAACCTCATATTGAATCAAAGGGTGGAGATCAACAATCCGTTCGTGACGCAATCCGTTTGGCAAGGCTGCGGCACACCGCCTGCGCCGCTGGACGATGTCCCTGTTTATGGTGGCCTCGATTTATCCTCTGTCGCGGATTTGACGGCGCTGGTCCTGATAGGCAAAAAGGAACGCGTCTGGCAGGTGCATCCGACGTTCTGGCTTCCGGCAAAGGGTTTGCGTGAAAAGGCAAAGAAGGATCGCGTCCCGTACGATCTGTGGCGTGAAAAGGATTTTCTGGAAACCACGGAAGGCAGCACTGTCAGCTATGAATACGTCGCGCAGTGGCTCTTCCATGTTTGTGAAATCTACAATGTTAGAAAAATCGGCTTTGATCGCTGGAACATGAAGCATCTGAAACCTTGGCTGCTAAAGGCGGGCTTTTCTGAAACCAAGGTTGAAGACATCTTTGTGGAGTTTGGGCAGGGCACGCAGTCAATGTCCCCGGCTCTCAGGGATCTGGAGCAAGCCTTGAAGGCCAAGGAGCTGGCGCACGGCAATCATCCAGTGCTGGCCATGTGCGCTGCTTGCGCGGTGATTGACAGCAAGGATGACGCGAACCGTAAGCTCAGCAAGAACAAATCCACAGGACGCATCGACGGGCTGGTTGCACTCACCATGGCGATGGGCGTCGCTGGACAATACGCGGAGGAAGTGGATACTCGAACATTGATTTTCTGATGTCACAATGGGTCGTCACATATCGCATAGAGCGGGCTGACGAGTGTAGCTTCGGGGTCGCGGAATTTTTCCGTGGGACTGAAAGGGAATGTAAACGCATAGGCAGCGCCTTCGCTTGCGGCAGTTGCGACATTGTGCGTACATTGCCATGGCAGGTGGTGGTCGGACCCGCTGAGGATTGGGATCGTTTTCTACAGGAAATGAGCGAAGAGGAGCTATGACAATGTCAGGTTCTGGACTGGTGCAGTTCGTGATCAACATCATCGCACTGCTGGCGGCTGGCGGCATTTTCTTCTTGTCCATCGACAAGGTCGCGCCGGATGCGTTCTTCGCCAAGATTGCCAAGATTGCCATCGGTGCTTTGCTGTTGATTGCGCTGGTGCTGGTGCTTGCCGCCGTGTTCGGGTTGGCGGGCGGCATTAGCATATCGCCGCTGGGCGTCGTGTGGTTTGCCGTCAGCGTCATCGTGGCTGTGGTTGTGCTCTACATTATAAATTTAGTATTAGACTGGATCGCAAGCCAGATGGGCGGTGGACCGTGGGTTACGCCGGTCAAATATGTGCTCGGTGCCATCGTGCTGATTGCGCTCCTTATTGCAGCGGCCAACACGTTGTTCGGCTATCGAATCGCGACGATGGCGGAAACAACGACCATGAAAAGTGATAGACGATGACGCCGGATCCTGTTGCGCTCAGCGCCGGGTTGAACCAGAACTGTCAGCTCTTCGTCGGTGAGGATAAGATCATCTCCGTTGAAATGACAGGCTATGACATTGCCACCGCCAAGTCGGTCGAATGGTGGATGGCCAAGTCCGCTTGGTCGCTGGACGATGAACCCGGTGAAGTGATTATCAAAAAGTCGTTGACCAATGGTATTGCGGTCAGTGGCACAAAGCTGGACATTACGATTGACGCGATAGACACGGTCAGCATCAAGCCGGACCTGTACTATCACGAAGTGAAGATCGTGCTACAGGATGACAAGGTCAAGGTGGCCATGGCTGGCAACATCATGTTGCGCATGGCGCTCAACATGGAGGCAGTGCTGTGACATTACAAATCGTCGATGGGCCTGTGATTGAAGCCGGTGAGTCCCTTAGCAGTGGAGTAGACTGCAGCGCCGGAAGCATTGTGCGCATCACCATGCCATCCACAAAATGGAGCGGCGGGAATCTGACGTTCCAGATCAGCAGTGACGGCAATGGCTACAATGACCTGTACAATGCCAGAGGCGAGGAGGTCACGGTCGTCGTGCCAAAGAAAGAGCATGCCGCCATCATTGTCATCAATGAAGAATTCGTCAGGGCTGCGGCTTTCTTGAAAATAAGATCGGGGACCGGTGCGCATCCGGTCATTCAGGCAGAGCGGCAGCAGTTTGCCATCGCCATTGAGGTCATGCCATGAAAACAAAACAGCCCGAGCCGGATCCCGGCGAAAGCTACGAAGACTTCATGGATCGTTGCATGGAGAACGACGACGAGGAAACTTGTCAGATTGCATGGGACGATCGCGCCGCCAAGGGCGTGGTCCACAAGACGCATGCCGCCAAGGTTTCCGATATGGAATTCGTAATGAGTGACGAAACTCCAGATCGCATGGACGACATCATCATGTCCGATGGCTGGGAGCTTGAAAATTTCAAGCGCAATCCAATTGCCTTGTTCGGACACAAGAGTGACTTCCCGATCGGCAAGTGGACAAATTTGCGCGTGGAGGGCAAGCAGTTAAAGGGCAAGCTGGAGCTGGCACCGGCTGGCACCAGTGAACGCATTGATGAGATTCGTAAACTCATAGAAGCGGACATTCTACGCGCTGTGTCCGTGGGCTTCCGCCCGAAGGAGCATACTCAGCTCGACAGCAAGAATCCGTTCAGCGGATTGCGCTTCACGAAACAGGAACTTGTCGAGACCAGCCTCGTCAGCGTTCCGGCCAATCCCAATGCGCTGGCTATCGCGAAGTCACTAGGCGTTTCACCCGCGACGATGGAAGTTGTCTTTGCCGAGCGAGGCAGAAAGACCCTTCTCCAGCGACGCGGGTTCAGCGGCAAGCAGGCCGACACTGGAAGATCGAAAAGAAAGGACACGACGATGTCGTTGTCACAACGTATTACTGACGCTGAAAAGCGTTTGACGGAAAAGAAAGACGCGTTGGCTGCTCTACTCGAGAAGGTCGATGACAGTAACGTCAGCGATGAACAGCTTGAGCAGGTCACCACCGCGAACAAGGAAATCGCTCAGGAGGAGCGGGGGCTTTCCATTCTCCGTGAATCCGAGCGGCACCTTGCTGAAACCGCCGAAGACCCGAAGCGCAGTCTGGTCGTGGCTGC